TTCGCCCTTCTTGAATTGCAAGGACTTTTCGTCAGGGATTGTACTGATATTGTTCAACGATTCAATCATTGTGTCAATATCTTCCATTAAGTCTTTCCAACCCTCTTTTGACATCAAGTCAAAGCGGGCTTCATAGTACTTTTGCAGTTCTGGGGTCATGCACTTGCCATGGTTAATGGAGTCAGGTCTTCCGTTGTCCAAAAGTCCTTGGCAAGCATAATCTTTAGATGCTCTTTATTACGAGCCAAGCAATCTGCCCAATCTTCTGCTGTCATGTCTTCTGGCTGTCCAGCCTCTATCAAATGCACACTATCTAAACACGCAGAATAGTGGCGAGCAATTTCTTCTGTCGTTGGTTGTTCAATGTTATCCATGATTTGCAAACTCCTTGTGGTAAATAACTCTTGCTTCTTGAACGACTAAATCAGCCAATTCAAGGTCATCATAATATCCAAGCGAAATATGTTTTTTGTCAACATGAATTCTGGCAAACCATTTCCGCTTTCTAGCATTCCAGCAAACACCTTTTACACCAGAAGTATTGTCGCTTCTTCGTTGACTGTTTAAAATATTTTGATATTTTGTTGCTGGTCTTAAATTCTCAATTCTGTTATCTGCTTTGTTTCCATTTATATGGTCTAAACACTCAGGCACTTCGCCATAGTGCATTAGCCAAATAAGTCTATGTGCTAAATAGCATTTGTAATTAACACAAACCTTTATGTATCCATAAGCATCTTTGGTTGCTACTTGTCTGCCACCTTTTTTTAACTTACGATTTTTACTAATGGTTCTATGTTTCCAAAACAAAGCGCCATCCCTGTACTCAAACAGTTCTTTTACCTTGTCTTGGGTGATTTCCATTTATGCCACCTTTGCTTTGAGTTCCGCTATCTCTGCGGCTTGTGCGTCAACGATTGTCTTTAGTTCTTGGATTGCTTTCATCAATGCAAATTGCAAATCTGTTTGGTAGATAGACAGGCGCATCTTTGGTTCTTCTTCTGAACCCCAATTAGTTTCATTTACTAACTCGGGTGCAACGGCTTGAACATCTTGGGCTACCACACCTAATGTCAAACCATCGTCCTCTTCCATATTCTGGTCAATATAGTTAAAGGTCTGAACAGGGATAGAACAAATTGTGTTTAGGTATGATTTTGCTGGTGCAAAGTTTTTCTTTTCTCTGCGGTCAGATAAATTGCTATTGTTTCCAGAGTAGTTATAAATTCCACCATTTGATACAACATAAAATCTTGCAGTTGTATTGCCTTGGAAATAAATAATCTCGTTACCAGTATTGTTAAAGTCGGTAACATTTCGCAAACCCAAAATCCTGCCACCGCCGCCACTTGTAGTATTTTGTTGGAGTCCTAATGACCATGCGCCTGTACTGGGGCCGCCATTTATAGAGTTAGTTGCACCAACTCCAGCAACACTTATGCTACTGCCGCTTGCAACTATGCCAGCAGGAACAAACATATACCCAGTATTGTCAAAATACCCTCTTGGATTCCCATCCCCATCAGACAGCACAATGTAGTTTGATGATGTGCGAATATCTAAACTGCCTTGGTTGCCTGAGTAAGCACCAATAATGGTGTTCTTAGAGCCTGTTGTAATTTGTGAACCAGCCGCATAATTACCAGAAGAATCTAAAGCACCTACAAGCGTGTTATAACCGCCAGTAGTTAATCCTGTTCCAGCATAAGCACCAACAATAGTATTGCTTGCACCTGTTGTAGTACCAGATTTTCCAGCAAGGTATCCGATAAATGTATTGTTGTTACCAGTTGTTTGACTATACCCCGCCTGATAACCTACTGCTGTGTTGTTAGATGCTGTAGTGTTTGAGTAAAGTGCTAAATGACCTAAACCAGTATTACTGTTTCCTGTGGTGTTAGACCCTAAAGAACCGCCACCAAATCCACTATTATTGCTACCTGTTGTGTTTGCTTGTCCTGATGAAAGAGAAACACCGCCATAACCACCTACAAAAGAATTGTATGTTCCAGTTGTTAAACTTGTACCAGATGCATAACCAATAGCAAGGTTATCAGAAGCCGTTGATGAAGTTGCTAACGCACCTGAACCAATAGCAATATTTCTTAATCCTGTGCTATTTGTTTGCAATGCAGTATATCCAATGGCTACTGAATTAGCACCAGTTGAATTACTTGTTAAAGCAGCAACACCCACCGCAGTATTACTAGCAACAGCACCACCGCCTTTACCTACTGTTAGACCTGAGATAGATAAATCATTAGTAATCGTAGAACTAGATGCACCTAGAGCAATGGCTGTTCCACCAATCGTCACGCTTGAGTTAACCAAACCAGCGTTAGGCAAGCCTGTGCAGTTTGTCAAAGTTCCGCTAGAAGGCGTACCCAAAACAGGCGTAGTCAGCGTTGGGCTGGTCAGAGTCTTGTTTGTTAAGGTATCTGTCGTTGCCTTACCAACCAAAGTATCAGTTGCCGCAGGAAGTGTGATGGTGGTAGTACCAGCCACCGCAGTTGCTTGCAATGTGGTTGTCCCTGAAGTCGAGCCAGAGAGGTCAATCGCATTAGGTTTTAGGGTTACTGTCGTTGCCATATTTTTCCTTTATGGTGTTCCATTTGCAATAATATTAGTTGCTGAAGTAATCACTCCAGTTGAAGACATTGAGGCTATTGTAGTTGCGCCATATTTAAACAGCAACTTGCCACCCGATTCCTCAATTGTAAAGTTGGTAGTCAGCAACTTAGGGGTTGATGCCGCAGTTCCTGTCGTATTTTGGTTAAATGTAGGAAAAGAGGTAAGACTTGCCGCAGAACCTGTTGGAGCAAGAACATCAGTTCCAATCACCAATCCTAGATTAGTTCTAGCACCACTAGCAGTTGTTGCGCCCGTTCCACCATTGGCAACCGCAACAGTACCCGTCACATTGGACGCTGTGCCCGTAGTGTTTTGGTTAAAAGTTGGAAATGAGGTAAGGGATGCGGCTGAACCTGTTGGGGCTAATACATCCGTACCAATCACCAAACCAAGGTTTGTCCTAGCACCTGATGCAGTAGATGCGCCTGTGCCACCATCTGCAACCGCCAAGTCTGTAATGCCTGTGATTGAACCACCAGTAATCGAAACATTGCTTGATGCTTGTGTAGCAATCGTTCCCAAACCACTCACATCTGCCGTTGTCAGAGTAATAGCACCTGTGCGACCAGCCACAGACACAACTAAATCTGTTGTATCAATCTTTTGCCAAACTGAGCCATTAAAGATCAACCAATCCCCAACTACCCAATCAGTTATGCCATTTAGGTTAGTAGAACCAGAAGTTCCAACAATATAGTAATTGTTTTGCGTTCCTACGCTACTTGTTAGAGTAGGTGAATTGGTAGATGCGTTCCAAGTTCCTTGATAACTGAGTCCACCAGTAACAGAACCCCAAGAAGTAGTTGTTCCATTGGTGGTTAAGTACTTTCCAGAATTACCTGTTTGACTAGGAATCAGTGCATTGATCTGTGTTTGTAGGGAGGCTATGCTATCGAGTACAGACTGAGAAGTGCCACCACCATTAGTAATAACCTTGATGGTTTCTGCAAGATCAGGAGCAACAACCTCACCAACATTGAGTTCAACACCACTAGACAAGCCAATAATAAGGCTACCATCGAAATCAATACGAGCAGAGGTGACACTAATACCATCAACCCCATCCACTCCATCTTGCCCATTGCGACCATCTTGGCCTTTAATTCCTTGTAAGCCTTGCTTTCCATCAAGTCCGTTTTTTCCATCTTTGCCATCACGACCATCCTTTCCATCTTGAAGGCTTGTAACCTTACTTTGAATAGTCGTGTTTAACTCGGAAAAACGAGTCTCTATGTCTGATTTGATCTTTTTTAAGCCTTGGATAACAAGTTCAGCACTTTTACCAATGGTTTGATCTCTAGCCTGTTTAGATTTTTCTTCGGCAGACTTTTGTAGGGCAATAACCATTGCCATCTGCTCATCAGCAGACATCCCATCAATACCGAGTTTTTTCTCTAAATCAGAAATGTCCATTATTTGAGTTCCTTAGACAATCTGGCTAAAAAATCATTTTCTGTTTTATGTTGCTTGTCTGCCATCTGCAATTCAACAATCTTGCTCTTATTTTTGATGTCAGCCTCTTTGAGCATTAGATCAGCAATCTTAACTCGTTTGTCGAACTCACGACTTGCGGCATCATCTTGAGTTGGCAAGTTGGTAGTAGCACTTGACAAGACTTTTGCTTGCATTTCCTGTGGTAACAACTGCGCTTCAACCATTGTTTTGGTTGCTTCAGCACGATTTTGTTCAGCCTGAGTAGTTTGTACAGCAATCTGAGCCTGTGCCGCTTGCATAGCCAATTGTTGCTGTGCTTGTTGCATTTGTTGCGCTTGTGGATCAGGTTGACTCATCTGAGCCAATGCTTCCATCAATTCATAGCGGTTAGTAAACGAACTATTACCCACAATTCCCTTCAAGATCAACGGCATGACAGGGGTATTTGGCCCTAAAGTCTGCAATAGACCAATGAACTGCTGTTGTTCGTACTCACGGGCAATGATGCCAAGCGTAGCCGTAGGAATGAAGTTCATGTCCACAGAAGGATAACGCTCTGGGTCAAACTGCATATAGCGGAAAGCCGCTTTTTTGATAAACGGCATCAAGAAATCTTCTTGGAAGTTCACCAAAGTGCGCTTGTACTTCTTGATAATCGAGGCAATTGCCATCGACATACCGCCTTGACCACCATCACGGGCTACGGCAGAGACTAAACCTTGTGAGTCTAGCGTACCAGTAGCCTGTAATAGCATCGTTTGGAAAGCAGTAGCAGTTTGGATATTGCCTTGGTCAGTCGTGCCAAACTTAAATGGCATCAAAATCTCAGCAGGTGCACCATTTGTAAGGATTGCTTTTCCAGGCTTCACCTCAAACTTAGCACCCCTTGGTAGACGGGTAGCGTCCATAGCAATCATGGGGCTAGTTGTCAGGGCGAGAGAGTCTAAATGGCTACGGATTTGTGCATCCATCGCCTTTTGCATATTGTAGGCTTTCTCTACTGTGCCACGACCCATAACTCGGTTAGGAACTGTATCTGCTTGGTAGGAAAGAATCGGGCGATCTTTCATCATGTAAGGCGTTGGCTCTGCCTTTAACAACAATGAGTCATTGGCAATAACCACAATAGCCTCTACCAAGTCTGTATAGGTATCTGCTTCACTATTCTCAGGGAATAGGTCAACAATGTCTTTCTGCTCTTCAAGATTCTCAAGGTATTCCCGTGGGACTAGACCATAGTAGGTCATCAGGCGAACCTTGTTGTCCTTGAACTGTGTAGATTCTTGGGTAGGCTCTAAGTCAGCATCATCAGGATCGGTATTGATGTCTACTTTGCGGTAAACACCAGCCTCAATGCCTTGGACAATCTTGTGCATGGAGACAAA